GATTAAACAGATGCGAATGACAAATGAAGTGATTTGCGCTGTTTTCCATGTACCTCAATTTAAATTGGGTATTGGCACCATTCCAGCCGGCCAGAAAGTTTCCGATCTAAATGAAATCTACTATTCAGACTGCTTGCAAAGCCTGATTGAGTCACGTGAAAACCTACTTGATGAAAGCCTTGGACTTAAAGACGCGAATTTGGAAGCCTTTCTTGATCTAGATACATTGATCCGCATGGATTCGGTATCTCAGATGCAGCGACTTAAAGAGGGTGTTGGTGCAGCAATCATGACACCGAATGAAGCGCGTCAAAAGCTTGGTTTAGGTCCATTGGAGGGCGGTGATACAGTTTACATGCAGCAGCAGAACTATTCGCTTGAAGCATTGTCTAAGCGCGATCAAAAAGAAGATCCTTTTGGGAAATCTGCGCCAAATACGCCGCAAAATACCGAAAATTCAGACCAAAAAGGCCAGTATCAAGGCGTTTTTAAGGCTGAAAATCAGTATAAATCAGGCCAGTTTGTGACGCATAAAGGCTCATTATGGCACTGTGAAAAGGATCATTCAGGTGAATTTAGCCATGAAAACTTCAAATTAGCGCAGAAAAAATGGGGTGAGGGATGAGTATCGTAAGTATTGAGACTCTAAAAGAGCATTTGCGCTATGACGATGATTCAAATGACACGATGCTTCAGGGTTATTTAGATGCAGCCGACTCGGTGGTGTTGAATTACATCACTGATGAGTTTGAATCTGATTATCCTAAAGCAATTCATCAGGCAATTTTATTGCTGTGTGGATATTGGGACCAGTACCGCAATGCTGAGCAGGAAATGCCGGTAAATGGCAATTTTCTGCCGATGCCGGTACAAAGCCTGCTTTATCCATATCGTAAGCCTACAGCGATTTGAGGTGATCTATGGCCCAACGTGCCGGCGAACTATGCCACCGTGTAACGATTCAGCATAAAACCACGGTCTATGATGAATATAACTATGAAACCGAAGCCTGGACTGAATACAAAAAGCTCTGGGGTAAACTGGATTTCCTTTCTGTAAAAGACTCCATTAATGCCAAAGCTGCAGGATCAGAAACTACAGCCCGATTAAAACTGCGTAAGCGCAAAGATATCAATACTGGCATGCGCGTTTTATTTGATGGTCAGACATTCCAGATTGTTTCACCGCCTAAACCTGACAATGAAAATGGTCGGATTTACATGACATTGGAGTTGTCTTTAGTGGGGTAAGTCATGACGGTAGAAGTAAATATTGAAGGCTTGGAGTTAGTTCAAGAGAAACTTAAAAGACTTGGCAATCCTCGCTTAATCAAGAATGCTGCAAGGCGATCAGCTCGTAAAGCTATGGCGATTGTCCGTGATGCAGCCCGGGCCAATGCAAAAGCTCTAGATGATCCACAAACAGCCGAGAAGATCTGGAAAAATATTGCGATTGCTGCCGGTAAAACACGAAACCCAAATGAAGTGGTGATGCGTGTCGGTGTCCGTGGTGGGGCTTCATTTTCTAATCCTAATCCACCGAATACGAGTGGTGGGGATACGCGGCATTGGCGCTGGTTGGAATTTGGCTCTGTACATAATCCACCAACTCCATTCATGCGCCCAGCACTGCAAAACAACATCCAAGCCGTGACCAATAGCTTTGCTGAAAACTTCAATAAAGAAATCGACAAGGAACTCGCCAAGTTATGAACATTTTACCTGTAGTTCCGACACTGAAAGCTAGTAAAGAGGTTACGGATTTGCTCGGCACCAATCCTTTAAAAGTCTGGGAAGATATTGCGCCAAGTGGCACAGCATATCCTTATGCAGTCTGGTCAGTGGTCACAGCCAATCCTGAAAACAATTTGGATTGCCCGGCTAACCTTGATCATGTGTCCTTCCAGATTGTGGTTTACGACACTCAGCAGAAAAGAGCATCTGATATCCGTGCTGCAATACGAAAAGCTTTAGAGCCACATTGCTATGTCACCAATATTCACCCGAACCACTTTGAGCGTATTGCTGATACCAATATTTTTGGTCGCGGCTTTGATGCAAATTGGTTTTTGGATCGGTGATGTGATTACCAAAGATGGGGTAATGTAGCGTGAACGAGTATACTCAAAACCTGCTAAATCAACATAAAGATCGTGACGACAAGCTACAGGACTTTGCAATGAATAAATATACTGAGATGCTTCATGAAATCGAATCCAAAAAGCAAGATTTAGAACAGCGTATTGCTGCAGCAGTTCAGGCTGAAATATCTCAGTGGCAGCAAGAAAATAATTTGCCAGTTCAAAATGTTTATATTGATTTGACTCAAGCCACCATAATGGGCGGGCCTAAGCGATATGAAGTTGCTGGCGCATCAATTGATTTGGATTACAAACCTTAAATGCTTTACTCCACGTGCCTCTAAATGCCGTTTATAGTATTTTATACCTAGAATGGATATTTCCAATTCAAAAACAAGCCTCGCTATAAGCGGGGTTTTTTATTGACCGAAATACCGTTATTCAAAACAGGAAAATTGGGCAATTAGCCGTATTTTTGACTGAGAAAATGAGCCTAGCAGTAATGCTGGGCTTTTTTATGCCTGTTTTTATCAACTATACATGCTATCTGATTTGCATTCAGGCATGTGTTTTCACTTAAGGAGATTTATATGAATGCGAAATTTAACCCAGTAAAACTGGTTGATGTTAAAGATGCTAAGCCTCACACGACGACTTTGCAGATCGCGTTGGGTCTTGGATTGCAGCATGCGAGTGTTATTAAATTGGTGAGAACATATCGACCAGACTTTGCAGAGTTTAGCCCTATCAGATTTGAAATCCGAAAGGGTGAAGCCTTGCCACAAGGTGGTTTTGCTAAAGCTACAGAATATGCAATCTTGGATGAGCAGCAAGCCACCTTCTTAATGACACTGTTGAAAAACAGCCCACGTGTTATTGCATTCAAAAAAGCATTGGTGAAAGCCTTCTTTGAAGCTCGAACCTTGCTGCAAACAGATTATTTTGCCTTGATCCAGCAACGTGAAGCACTTAATGCAAAACTCGAATGTGAAAAAGAAATTGCAAGCGCATGCGGAAAGGGACTATCGACTTGGAAAAAGCAGCGTGACTGCCTAACCACTGCAATTGCAAATGTAGATCGGCAGATTCAACCCTGTCTATTTGAATAACCAAATTATTTCCAAACCAATGCCACCACTCGGTGGCTTTTTTTATGCCTAAAATTGAGGAGTAGCTACTCATGGCACATGTTAAAGCGCAAGGTACACAAGTATTTGCGGTAGTTGATGGCGCAGTGGTTCGTTTCACCTGCCCGAAAGCATTTTCATTCGGAGAGGACTCATTCTCAAAGATTGATGCAACCTGCTTGGACTCAGATACAAAAGACTATGAACGTGGTCTTCGTGATCCGGGTGAAGGCTCAATTCAGATTGATCTGGATGATGAGAACACCAGCCACTTAAAACTGATTGAACTGGCCGACTCTGGTGAAAAAATCCAATGGTATATTGGTTCAAGCCATTCAAAAGCAGCACCTACTTATGATGCGATTGCAGGTATCGACTTGCCAGAAGATCGTATCTGGTGGTCTTTCGAGGGTTATTTAAACCCATCATCACCAACAATC